GATGCGCCTACAAAGGCAACCATTAGCGCCCAACTCATTTGTCTTAGTTCTTTTTTTGTCATGTTTGATTTTTTATGATTCATTTTGTTTTATTCCTTTTAATAGTTGTAAAAATTCGTCGGTGGTTAAATCAATTCCGGCGTATTCCAATTCATTCTCAATGTCGTGAAGTGTCGCGCCGGTTTCACTTGCCCATGCAAGCAAGCCATTTAGTTTTATGTTTGATATCATTTTGTTTTACTCCATTTATTTAATTAATGAAAGTCACGTCCGCCTTGTAGGGCGTAGGCGATTTTCTGTTGATGTTGATTTTCTAGTGCGCGTGATTGTTTTTTGCGCTTTTGGTTTTTGATTCTGTTTTTGTGTGTTGTGTGTTGCATGGTTGTATATTCCTTTAATTGTTTTAGTTAAGTGATGCCAATGGTAGGCGCGTATCTTAAACGCGCTTTAAATCGGCAATTTGGCGCTTTAGCGCCGTTGCTATTATGCAAAGAATTCCGCGCGCTCTTGCATGTAATCGCCTATCTCTTTGCCGGCTAATTGCGCTTTAGCGCGTGAGCGGTATGGGCTTGCTGTTGTATTATCATCAGTACCTTGTTTGATGTTTTTAACCATTTGCGCCCATGGTGTATTGGGGTTGGTGATTGCGTGCTCTAAAGTCATGTCTGTTTTGTCTGATAAAGTGTTTACCATGTCTTTAATAGTTGAGTAACTCTTATTAGTGTCACGCGTAGTTTCAGCGCTCTTGACTATTAGGTGTAAAAATCTAACCCACATTTCAATCTTGACCGCGTCCACAGTACCACCATGCGCTCTAAATTCTATGGTGTTGCATTTTCTAAAGGCGCTTGAGAAATTGAAACCGCACTCTCTTGCTTGATAAATATCGCGTGCTACATAGTCGACAGATTCGGTTTCACCATATGACGCCATGCGCTCTAAAAAGGTTGATTCGGTAAAACTGCAATAATGACCGCCACGTCTTGATGGCGCAAGAGTTGATGTTATTAGCGTTTCATTTAGCACGTATGTCTGTGCTATACGTCGTATATGGTTAAACGTAAACTGTGACGCATTGACGCCGGTACGGTTAACATTGAAATGTACATGCAAGCCACAAGATATATTCACAGTGGCGCCATGGCGCTCTAATATATCAACAGCCTTTACCATATCCGCTAATCCTTGCTCACCGCGTAGTTTAGGTGATACCATTTCTCCTTTTCTGTCGTATGAAGGCGCGTCTACTGATGAGTCGTACTTAACCGCCCATTTTGAATAATCACCGTTGCTGTTGTAGTGTCCGGTTTTTCTGCTTAATGGTAGTCCGGCGTCACTGTACTCCGGCGCTATAAGATTTCTAAATGACCTATGGTCGTACCCTTCAGGGATAACAAATTCAATCTCCACGCCGAATTGGTGATACTTAGCGCGTCCGCTTGATATTGCTACTAAGCGTACTAACTCTATACGCTCTAACTCAATGGCGCTTGTTAAGGCGGTCACGTTTTCGCTTGCTCTATTAATAGCAACTGTATCAGTAAGGGTTGCTAGTTCGGCGGTTATAGTGTCACGTTGCGCTGTTAACTCATTAATACGTGCTGTGCGGTTATCTATTGCGGTTAACACTTCGCGGATATCGTCCGACGTTGTGCCATTATTTATCATGGCTTGTATTGTTTCATTTAATATAGTCATTTTGTTTATTCCTTATAAGTTATTGATATTGCGACGTTTTTTGGGGTTTTACTAGGTACCGCGCGTCGCGTTTTCGCTGTATCTATGGGCGCTATTATAGGCTTACTTCACACTTAGTAAAGACTATTTACTAAATATACTTTAAATCGACCACAATCAGCGCGTTTCAACCGACCGCAAACCCTTGCCACGTATGGCTTGTAGCCATTCACCTTATATTGTAAATTAAAACGCGGACGCCCTTTTGCGGGCATGTATTGGCGCGCGTCACAGTGTCACGTATTGCTTGATGCTAATCGCTCCATAATTGACCATTAACGCCTACTTTAAATCGACATGCTATCTTTACACCGACGGCGCACAAAATACCGCGTTTGGGTATGTATTGGCGCGTATTGCGTGACAATCAAGGCGGGTAGTACTTTAAATCGACGCCGGACACGCGCCCCACCCCCCGCGCAGAGCATTGAGGAGTCCCAGTCACTTTTCCGGGTTCTCCGCGCGAAAATTTCAATTCTAGAAATATCAAGTGTGTATTTAGGGTATAATAGGAAAAATACCGCAGTTCAAGAAACACAAGTGTGTAATAAGTCCCAAGTGAATTGTAAATCGTAATTTACTGTGCTAAACTAAGCTTTCACATTAAAACGTGCACCCAAGGAGAAACATGGCATCTAGAAAAAAATTTGTAGCGAGTCTGCTAGCAATCAACTATCCAAATTACAATCCAGTGCTTGCAATGGCAGAGCTGGCAATGAATGAAGACATCGATATAAAGGACAGAATACAGTGTCATAAGGAAGTAGCAGCGTATTGCTTTCCGAAGATGAAGTCCGAAGAAGTAAGAGACGACGGAGCGGAGCAGATATCCAAGGACGAGGTAATAAAACGCCTACAAGCGCTAGAAGGTAAGCAAGTATCTCCAGTATTAGACATTGACTCTGTAGAAGACGGGGAAGAACTCCCTTTCGGTGACACGGACTTCAAGTGATTGAGAAACAAATCGGTGACAGTACTGGAATGCAAATCAACCTGCGTTGGTTCTTACAGATTATGGTGGGTGTCGGTATAGCAGTCTGGGGGTACTTCGGTTTAACGGAGAGGATAACTTTCCTAGAGCACAACTTAAAAGTCGCTAACATTCAAGTAGATATGAACTCAGAATTTCGTATCAAGTGGCCTCGTGGGGAGCTAGGCGCTTTGCCCGATGACGCAGAACAGAACATGAGACTAGATATGGTTGAGAAAACCCTAGAGAAAGTGGAAGAGTCAATGAAAGAGACTCATAGTAAGATACACAGCCTGGAAGACAGCTCACATGAATAACGACCCGTTCTCATCAGAATCAGTACTAGACTATGAATCGTTAACTGAGCCTCAGTTAAGAGAAGCACTCTATTTAAAGGAGGACTTAGTACATCGTGAGCATATGAAGGTCTGTCGCGAGGACTTCATCGAGTTTTGTAAGTATATGGACCCGAACTTCATGGTGGGTAACCATCACAAAATAATGGGCCAAGCCTTTAATAAAATCGTACATGAGAATAACAAGCGGATTATCATCAATATGCCTCCTAGGCATGGTAAATCCTACCTAACTTCACAGTATTTACCTGCATTCTTCATCGGAAACTACCCTAAAGCTCAGTTAATGAACATTGCGAACGTAGCGGAGCTCGCGGTTAAGTTCGGACGACAAGTGAAGGATGTAATCGGCTCAGACAAGTTCAAAGACGTATTTCCAGGGATTGAAGTGCGTTCTGACTCCAAATCAGCGGGTCGCTGGCAGATTAACCAGGGTGGCGAGTCATTCTCAGCTGGTGTGGGAAGCTCGGTTACTGGTCGTGGTGCAAATCTACTCATTATTGATGACCCGTTCACTGAATCGTGCGTCGCTCAGCCTAAAGTATTTGATGATGTATGGGAATACTACCTAGCTGGACCAAGACAGCGTTTAATGCCAGGGGGAAACATCCTAGTCGTACAAACTAGGTGGTCTGTAAAGGACTTAACAGGTAGATTACTCCGAGAACAGTCAAAAAACCCTAAAGCAGACCAGTGGGAGGTCATTGAGTTCCCTGCAGTACTGCCAAAGTCAGGAAAACCACTGTGGCCAGAGTTCTGGACTGCCGAAGCACTTGAAAAGGTTAAACACTCACTAGACGCGCGACACTGGAACTCTGAATGGCTGCAAAATCCAACCGCTACTGAAGGCGCAATCGTTAAAAAAGAGTGGTGGATGGAGTGGCCGTCACAAACACCTCCTTCTTGCTCCTACATAATACAATCGTACGACACCGCATACTCAAAAAGAGAAACGGCAGACTACTCAGTTGTCTCAACATGGGGTGTATTCTATCCAGAAGGTGATTATGAGCGTAAAAGTGGCGAGAAAAGGTCATATGACGGTAGAGAAGCACATGTAATCCTGTTAGACGTAGTTAGAGACCGGTTCGAGTTCCCAGAACTCAAGGACGAAGCCTACCGCCTGTATTCATACTGGAAGCCCGACACAGTAGTTGTGGAAGCTAAAGGCTCAGGAGGACCGCTTGCCCAAGAGATGCGCGCCAGAGGCATACCCGTACAAGAGTACTCTCCAGGCAAGAGAAAAGGGGGAGGTGGACAAGACAAGATAACTAGACTACACTCTGTAAGCGACTTTTTTCGCTCTGGCATGGTATGGGCACCAGACGAGCTATGGTCAAGGGAGATGATTGACGAGGTACAGGCGTTTCCTGCTGGTGACCACGATGACCAAGTAGATTCGATGACGATGGCATTGATGCGATTCCGGGAGGGCAACTTCCTACAGCTCAACTCCGACGAGGACCCGTCAGCGGAATGGCGCCCACGTAGAAAAATGAAGTACTATTAGGTACAATACCTCCATCCAAACCACACATATCTAAGCATGGGAAGTATAGCAGACAACATTAAAGCATACGGTGTAGGCCAGATAGACCACGAAAACTACCTAAAAAGGCGTGGTAAAGGATGATTATACGGATGAGAATAGAGACGCAATACGTGCCAAAGAGACGCAATATTACACCGAAAATCCAACAGATACCCTAACACTGACCCCAACAGAGTGGACGACCGCGAACGATAAGAAGGTATACAAAGACCAGCACGGAAAGATACACTCAGAAACTACAGAAACTAGTCAACTACCTAACGGCATGTGGGTTACCTATCCGTTGATACAAGGCGGTAAATACCTTGGTAGCGGAGAAGCCCTGGGCAAGCTCATAGAAAATAACTTCATAGACCCAGACAGCGGTGAAAAAATACCGACGTTTGAAAAACAGGGTGCGGCAGAGGACTATGCTGCCAACAGAAACCTAGACCTCAACAGCCCAGAGCATCCTTGGAATCAAAAAGACAACTATATAAAGAATAACCTGCTGCAAGAAGAGACGACTAACCCACAGGAGCTGATGCCTGGCGCGTTAGCCCAGAGCATCTCCAGCGCTGGTGTGGAAGACACATCAGCCCTTAACTGGGTAACAGATGCTACAGAGGGTGCGGGTGACTCAATAGCGCTCGGCGCGGAGAACGTAGTAACAGGCATAGACCTGGCAGCAGCAGACGCGATGCCGGACTGGATGTATAACATAGACAGGAGGATGTTAAACACCCTGTCAGGAATCATGCCAGAGGGGTGGATTGACTCCAATCCATATGAAAACCAAGATGATTTCATAGCCTCGCAAAAAGGCGACATACTACAAAATAACGAGAAAATTCAAGAACTTATGCCTAAGGACCTGACTGGATGGCAGGAAGCATTCCGTGGCGCGGTAATCTCATCTCCTATCACAGCAGGCGCGATGCTTGCCGCGATGATAAATCCGGCACTAGGTGTCGCAGCGTTTACAGGGTACTCAGGTCTAGACGCATACGGCGAAGGGCGTTCCGAAGGTATGGAACCAGGGCAGGCGACAGCATATGGCGCGACAGCTGGTTTCATTGAAGGTGCTACAGAGAGAATGGGACTGGGACCTCTGATGAGGAGTTTTAAGCAGTCCGGTATGAAGAACTTTTTGACATACATAGGTAGTGAGCAAGTAGGTGAGCAACTAGCCACAGCCCTAGAGCAGGTTAATAGATATGTCAATGATATGAAAACTCATTGGAATGACCCTAGTCTATCGACAAAGCAGAAACTACAGATACAGGACGACATGCAACTCGCGACAGCTATGACTACGCTGTTCATGAGCGCAGGGGCAGGAACTACACAGGTTGCAGCACGAGAACTACTCACTAACCCAGACGCAGTACCCGACGTTCTTAGGAAGATGGGGATACCAGTACCTGATGTAACAAAACAGATGATGATGGGAGACGAAACTCTCAAGACTATGCCTAATCCAGACCTAGTACAGCAGTCTTGGCGAGCGACAGCTGAAGATATGGATAAGAACGGCGTTCCCATGCAGGAAATATGGGCGGAGACAGGGTTCATAAAGAAAGGCGATGGCAAGTGGCGCTTTGAAGTGGATGATAAAGATGCTGAGCTTACCGCGACAGGCATCAGCATAGTAGAAGCAAGAGGTAGTAACGCTAATTTACATGATTACAAGCTAGGGCAGATACTTAAACACGATGCGATGTATAAAGTAGCCCCAGCCCTGAGGAACTCGAAAGTGCGTTTCTACAACGGTAAACTTAGCAGTAGAGGTCACTACAATGAAGATACTGACACGCTATATCTAAACCTGAGAAGATTTGGGGCAGGCGGTACAGGACCAGGGTCAACAGCCGGCCTTGCCGCTAAGGACATAATTGACCTAGAGGAAAGAATTGAAAACCTAGAAGCAGACCCTAAACTGAGCGATAAATCATGGCCTATGGGGCTAGCAATCGGAGAGGCTACTAATGAGAAGCAAATAGTAGAGCTAAAAAAGAGACTCGAAAAGCGTAAAAAAGACCTGAAGATTCGTACTGATAGTGATTTAACGACATTATTACACGAGGTACAGCACGCAGTACAGCAGAGAGAGCGCTTTGCTCGTGGCGGTAGTCCCGAGGAGTTCCTAGCCGAAGTAAGAAAAGAAATGCCTGGCGCAACACAGGAAGAAGTGGAGGCAGAGGCATATGACAGATATGTACTGCTAATGGGTGAGCAAGAGGCTAATGAGACAGGACTATCTAAAGAAGAAGGTGGTAGACGTGGAATGACTACTGCAGAGCTTGAAGCTACTATGCCAGGTGAGATGGGTACTAATGACACAGCGCTGTATGCACCTATCATTAAAGACCATGAGGGAACTCAATGGGACATGGAAAGCACTGATAGAAAACCTACCGATGCTATCCAGTTAGAAATAGATGAGAGCTTTGACACGTCTACTGTAGAGCACTCTGAGGATGGCAATGAAAAGAGGAC